GTATACGCAAATCATCACTATAACGAATATGGCACTGAAGATATAGTTTAGACATAGCCAATAATCAAAGCCAAACTTCAAGACAGCATATCCTAACGCTGCGGCATAGCCGATTATAGACATAAAACATAAACCTATACTCACGTCTTCAACTGATTTTGTTCGAATAGACTTTATTATTTGTGGCCAAAAACATCCAATGAAGCAGATGTTATAAATTACTCCTAAAGTATTTTCAACTAATGTGTTCATAAATTTCTTTCCAACTATCTACTCGTATTACATCGTTTCTTACAGAATGATTAGCGTTATAAGGACGATTTATTAAAAACGATTGAAGTCCCATTTTAGCTCCAACGTCAGCATTTTCTGGTTTATCTTCGATCCACATAAATCCTGAGTCTTTATATCTTTCAAGTGCTTCTGTTTTGTCCTCACCGCAATCGATACAATGTACTCTTTCAAATACTGTTTCTCCAAATACACGTTTTAAATTTTCTTCGCGTAGTCGTTGAGCATAAGGTTCTGTTCCAAGAGATGTGATACAATGAAATACAGCTCCATGTTCTTCATGTAACTTACGAACGTATTTAATAGCATCACCAATTGGAGGTAAAAAACCTATTGCAGCAGATTCATTAAAGTGTCTTACAAGAACATCAGCTTCATCATCCGATACTCCATAATAATCTGACACTTTGTAAGAAATACAATTAGTTTTTTTATAGCCTTTACGCTTCATCCACCATTCAAATGAGTGAACCCATGATAAGAGCACTCCATCGCAATCTGTTAATATAATCATAATATAATTATAACAAAGTTGTGCGTTTTATACACTACTTTTTTCGTAATAATATTCAATTTCCTTAACCAAAGGTTCTATCCAATCCTTTGTGTTTTCCTTAAAAACGATTGGTTTATCATCACCATCAACTACCATTAACGTTATAAGCTGATGTATCGTAATTCCCGTACGTTCTTCAAACATGAGAGCATACGCTGCTTCTTGCATAAAGTAAGATTTAATTTCATCGCGTTCTTTAACTCTACCTGATGTTTTAAAATCTACAATTGATAGCTTACCATCAAATTCTGCAATACAATCAACTCGCCCCGCAACTTTTAGTTGATCGGAATAAAGAGGACATTCTTGCATATAAACTTTACCAATGCTTTTATCAATTACTTTTTGAAGGATTGACCAGCTATGTAGTACGTGAGGCATTTTATCTGCCTTTGTTTTGATATAGTCTTCTTCGTTATTGATATACCTTTCAGCAATATTATGAACATTTGTACCACGAGTTGTTGCGTGTCTTGTACGACGATTGGCTTCTTCTTCACCAATTTCTTTACGCCATTTGGCCCACTTCCATCGATCACGATATCCTAATGCTGTCGTAATCGAAGGATATTTTTTACCATCAGGTGTAAGATAAGTTCTTCCAGATTTAAGAGTAACTGCCTCTAAATCTTCATATCCCAAGTCAACGTTTTCGTGTATAAATTTAGTCATGACGTATTGTGCATCTTTTTGGATCTGATGCTTTTTTAATTCCTTTAAGAACATCATTCCATCCTGTGCCAGCCTTTTTAATTGCGCTAACTGATCCAGAAAAACTTAATCCTGGCGCAGTAATTCCTCTAGCAATTTTTCCATTGCATCCTTCCATTGGACAGGGCTGACCTACTGGTTTATCGCGATCAGCCATAGGCATATCTTCTTCCCATTCCGTATCACACGTATGGCATGTATATAAGTAAATCATGATTTTAAAAACCAAGATGGAGTAGCACGTTTTGTCCATGCCATCTTGAACCTTTCTTGTTTTGTTTTATAAAATGCGCGATATGATTTAACAGGATCATCGAACATGCATTCAGGATTAGATTTCATCGCTAAAGGAAACTTTGTAAGTGGACCTTCAATAATGTTTGCTGGACCATAAAATAATTCTTTACGCAAAAGCTCATCTGTTTTATGTACTTTGTCATAACGATATGTATATTCATCACAAAGCGCATTAAATAACTTCCAATGCCAACGATAGTTTTCAAGGGTTTCCATAGTCCATACAGTACACGGATGATATTTGTGAACAGCTTTGTAAAGTAAATTTTCGCGTTCATCAGGCAAAACATAATATTGTTGCATAGTTTTACCTGACACTGAACGACGTTTTTCTGGTTTACCATCGATCATGCGATGAGCAGTTGACAACATTTGTGCTGATTCAATAATCATTTTGACTACGTGTTTGTCGCAATGTTGGTGTGCTGCAACTATAGGATCATTATCTAATACAAAAACATTCATAATATAATTATAACAAAGTTACGTTATTTGTACACTATTTCAATAATTCTGGAAATGTTGCTTCAACTAGGCTTTTTGTAATTTTGCGGTATTTTTTATTTTGCAAATTCGTAATAGTTCCATCTTTTGCAGCACATAGAATGTTTGCATCTTCTTCGTGAATTTGTTCGAGAATAGCAATAAAAATTTTTTCTTTTTTCATCTGATTAACAGTTTTATTACCAACCACACACATGCCAATAGGCTTAAATGCGTGGCCAATTGGCGCTGGTTCTCTTCCTACAGGACATGGATCAAAGGGCGGTTTACCTTTTGGCAAATCTAATTGTATTTTATCATTATAGCAAAGTTGTAAAACAGACTTTACTTGTTTAAACGCGTTCTTTTTAAGATATTCAATTCTATCGTTACGATCTTCAAGCTTACATACTTCTTCGAATACTTCGTGAATGTGAACTTTGAATTTTGGTTTTTGCATAATTTAGCTTTCGTTTACAAAGAAGTCTTTTGCTGATTCTACCAACAAACTACACCTTTTAGTTATTAAATAATTAAGGACTTTCATATTCGTTTTTCCTTGCTGAGAATTATATTTATTCGTTATATTATCTGCAATATCTGTAGGGATACAATCTAAGTCAATCATAAGTTTGTTGCGACAGAAGTTGCGATATTGTTCTTCAGTCATAACACTGCGTAATAAATGAATATTAGAAGCATCGCCTTTACATGCATCATACCATTCTTTAATCTTTTTAGTACGCATTGGTGTTTGGCGACCACCTTCTATAACAAAAGTATCATCAGCGCTAAGCATATTTGGTACACCATCACTAGTATCACCTTTACATATGTGTTCGAATTTATAGAACGCCGGATCTTCAATCTTTAGAGCGGCGCGTTTCATTGGACTAAATTGTTTTACGTTTGAATAACGCTGCAATTGAATAAAGTCTTTATCAGAAGAAACAATCATAACTGGTTCATTCTTCCCAAATTCTTGTGTAGATTTTACGAGAGTAGCAATTACATCGTCAGCTTCAGCGCGGTCTACGTGTACTACAGGATAAGGCATTTCTTCTGCAATTTCATCCCGTATTCCATTGAGAAACCCAAAGAACTTACTCCAATCTAAAGGCGATTCATCGCGGGAAGTTTTGCGTTTAGCTTTATAGTTTGCAAACTTTTCTTTACGCCAAGATGTACTATCACACGCAATAATCATTTGGCCGTATTCATTACGAAATTTAGTGTTGTATCGTCGTATACTATTTAGTATCATGTGACGAATAAGGCCCTCCTGAATTTCTTCTGGACGATCTTGAGAAAAAATTGCGGCAATCGCTATGCCACTATAGTCGACAATAATCATAATGTAATCTTTCTGTGCTTTTTAGATATCTATTATAAACTAAGTTTAAGGGTTTGTAAATACTATTTTTCAATTAAATGGCCTAAATGTCTACGGTGTATTTTACCACCAACAAAGGCATTATAATAGATTTCAGGTTTAAGTAAGACATCATTATCAATTTGTTCTTTCATTTCATAGTAAGACATTTCGCCGGCTGTTTTACAAAGTCGAATGATTTTTCTTTCGAAACGCCACTCGCCTGTATTTTCCAACAATTGTTTGACGACTTCAGATGAACCGTAATATGATTTCCAGTCGGATTCTTTGAGCGAACGTCTTTTATTTTTCTTACCTTTAAGCGGCGGTTTAGTTACTTTAGACCAAAATTTCTTTTTACCAATATAAAACATTTTAGCTTCTTTATCATATATTTCATATACAAAGCCGA